CATACGCTGAACACCGGAACCGGCTGCTCGTATGCCGGTTACTGGACGGTCATGCGCTGGGGAGAGGTGGCCAACGATTCCGTTTACTGGAACACCGACAAAGTTCCGTATGGCGAGAACTGGCTGGACGCTAACCACGCATGGGCGAATTATTTTACCGAGGTGGCACCATGCACGCTGCCGTTCCCGAATATCAAGGAGGCCGGAGGCGGTGGCAAGCGGGAGACCAACCGGGAGAAGATGATAAACACCTATGGGCGCAACGATTACGACAAGGCGTTTTTCATCGGCTACCAGTTCGCGGAGATAATTCCCTCCGAATGGGATTTGGGGGACTACAACCACAAGGTCTGGTTCAAGTTCACCGTGGGTGCTGATGACGTAATCATGTTCGCCGAGGCATTCAGGTATCGACCGATAGATTATATCGGCTACGATTCGGATGACGGTCGTGGCCGCAACAGCAGCCTTGCCCAAGAAATCCAGCCCGCGCAGGAGATGGTGTCGAACACGTTGATGCAGTATCTGTCCACCATCAAGCGCAACCTCACCAACATCACTTTCTACAACACAGAGGCCGTTGATTCCGAGCAGATCAAGCAGTTGCGCCAGCGCAGCCAGTCGCAGTATCAGATGATTAACTTCCTCGGCTTCGACGCCTACAAGATGGAGAAGGCGGGCGTTGATTTGCAGGCCGTGTTCAAGACGATGACCTTTCCTTACGCTGATACGACCCAGATATTGCAATCGCTGAACACCGTTATCTCAATGTTGGAGCGGACGCTGGTTATGTCCGCGCAGGAAATCGGTGCCGCCGCCTCTCACCAGCAGGGGAATAAAGAGATTGAGATCATCAACAACTCGACGAGCAATCGTGTGGCCTACACATCGTCATCCATAGACGAGGGTATCGACGCATGGAAACGCCAGATCGTGGAAGCCGCGATGTGCCACATGACCACCGATGAGATTGAGGCTCAAATCTCGCTGGATATTCCCAACCTCGATGCCGAGCTTGAGAAACTTGGATTTTCAAAAGTGGATGACATCACTCCAGTCCCCGGACAGAAAACCATCACCGTGCGCGGGAAACTGGACAAGCTGAAACTCACCCAATTTATCTCCCGCCGGGCTGACAAGGATCGCAAGACCGATGTCGCCGTCGCACAGGCGATGATGCAGGCTGTGGCAGCAGTCGCAAACAACCAGACGCTTTCAGCGGTGATCGACCCGACCTCGCTGGTTCATCTCGTGGAGTTGGCTGCGAAGCTGGCCGGTGCGGATGACGATTTCAAGTTCGGGGTAAACCCGGATGCCGCCGTCGCCCAGCAGGTGCAGAAGATCGTCGGCCAGATTCAAACCCAGATCATGGGCGCGGTCGAGAAAGAGATAGCCAAGCCCGCCGCCGATGCCGTCGCCGCCGTGAGCGGGAAGACCGATCAAAATGCCGAGCAGATCAACCAGCTTACGGGATTGCTCGAACAGATTCAAAAGTCTCTGGCCGCAGCCCAACCGTTGCCGCCACCGTCGGTCTCCATGAAATTACCAGCCCCCGCCGGATTACCAGCGGGAGCACCAGACCCTGCATTAAATGCTCCTCCAATCGAACAACCTGTCATCGCTTGAACAAACGAAGTTGCGGAAACTTCTCGACGATGATGCGTGGAACATCTTGTTCAAGGTATTAGAGTCTCGGGCGATGGAGCATGAGGTCGCTGCGGCGAACCATCTGCTCGAAGAACGCACCGGGCACGATCTCGCCGCGAAGGAGGAGATCAGGAACGCCACGTCGATCCACAGCGGGGTCACCGCGTTGAAGGCCATCCGAGAGCAGGAAAAATTTACAGTAGTCACAGCCGTCCCGAACACCAAAACCACCACCAAAACCACATCGTAAACTATGGCCACGACCGCAGAACTCCCTGTCAAACCAGCTACCGAAACTACTATTGTCCCGCCGAAGGGTGCGGATGGTAAATTTGTATCCGTGCGCGAGAGTATGGGCATCCGCACCAAAAAGCCCGCCGCCGAGAAACCTGCGGAGAAGCCTGTCGAAAAACCGGGCGATGCGAAGCCCGGAGATGAGCCGGTCAAACCCGCCGCCGAGAAACCGAAGAAGAAAGTCGCTCCAGCACCGGCACCCGCTCCGGTCATCGACGAGGAGAAGCTGGGTCGCGCCGTCGGAGAGGCCGTCGCCCGCGCCACCAAGCCAGTCGAAGCCCCGGCCAAGGATGAATCAGAATCGCTGCCCCCGAAGATGCGGCAGAAATTTCAGGTGCTCGCACACATGGCCAAGGCGAACCCGGAACTCGCCGATCTCCCGAAACAATTTGTCGCATCGGTGAAGAAGCTGGAGGAGTACACCGCCGACTGGAAGTCCAAAAACAAGGGCAAGGCGTTCAATCTCGAAGACGAAGACCACGCCGAGTTCTTGGCCGGTAACGATGTGACGTGGGACGAAGACCTGTACGTCGAATCGCTGGCAACCCTCAAATCCGCCGGGCTGATCTCCGAGGTGGAAAAGAAATTTGAGGCGAGACTGGCGGAACGCGAATCCCGCGAACGCGCTCAGGCGGCGATACCGCAGGTCATCGCCCACCGGAAAACCATCGCCAAGGTGCTGTTCAACCAACTCGGCGACGAGTTCAAAAATGTTCTCGATGGCAACGGCACCTATCAGCCCGCTGAAATGGCGAAGCTGATCGAGGCTAATGAATTCTACGAAGACCTTCTGCCTATCGCCCAGCACACCGAGGAGGTAGCTGGCGAAATCTATCGCATCGCCTACAACCTGACCAAGTTGGATGTGGTGAACAACGACACCCACCGGGAGATCGTGAAATTCCTGACCGACACCGAACGCAAGCTCAAGGCCAAGCCCGCCGATGAACAACGGAACGCCGACGGCCATCTATTCGCTTCCTCCGATGATTGGGAGAAGTTGAGCGAGTCCGAACGCAAGACCCGGTGGACGCTGAACGAGCAGTATGTCTCCACGTTGTTCGCCTTCGAGCAGGCGAAATTGGCGAAACAAATCATCGAGAAGTCAAACAAGCGGCTCGAAAAAATCATCGAAAAACGCGGGTTGAAGCCATCTGAGAACGGAAAACCCGCATCTGCGGCACCTGCTGAAAAGCCTGCGGAAGCCGCTGCGAAGCCACCAGAGGAGCGAACTCCGTCCGGTGTGGTAGCGCCAAGAGTGGCGGCACCTGCAAATCGTCCTGAGACTGAAAAAACTGCTATCAGGAATAAAATACTTGGCCGATGATGATTTCAACAAGGCGAGATACCAATTCTCGCCGAAACTGAAATCAACATCATGCCTACGACAGCCAAGCTCAACGACATATTTCAGCGGTGCTCACCCGCTATCCGCTCCAACATCTCCGAATGCGGATCGGTAACGCTTTGTGCCAACACGAAGCCGGAAACGATGTCCGATTTGGAGGACATATACCAAAAGGACGGCGAGTACCGGCTGTTGAACCATCTGTTGATGACCCACTTCACGATCAAGGCGTGCGGCACGGTCAAGCACGGGATGCGCGACTTCTTCATGGCCAACCTGAAGACCACGCGCAAGAACCAGATCAAATTTGACCAGAATGAACGCGCTCTGACGAAGGTCGCTCCGTTCATCATGGCCGACCAGCGGATTCCCCGGAATAACATTTCATGGCAGTTCACCAGCGGCAGCGGCACCAACGCGACGACCGCTGGCGATGATGGTGTGGTCAGTGTGTGGTCGGGCCATGTGGCTTCCCCCGATGGTATCCCTGCGGATGTCCGGTATTTCCCCGTCGGCATGGTCTGCTTTATCATCTCAACCGGCGTCGGCGGTGTAAAAATCAAATGGCAGGGCGTGGTCTCTGCCGCCGAACTCTCCAACGATGGAACCTATGTTACCGTCACCCTTCACAGCCAAAACGCGGGATCGTTCTTCCCCGACGACAGTCTTGACAGCCCGACGACCGGCGTGTTGTATCGCGGTGTCGCCAACGTGGGCAAGACCGAGAGCTACTGCGATGACACCCCCGGATTGATCGACACCAAGCGGGTGCCCTTCTGGATGCAGGATGTCCGGTGGACGATGTGTACCAGCCAACTCTTTCAGGAGTGGCAGGATTTGGTATTGGAAAACAATCCGCTGTACAAGGCGTATGAATATCTGCCCGAGGTCGAGCGGATGCGCCAGATGGGTGAGGACTTCGAGGCCCGGCTGTTCAACGCCGCTTGGTTCCAAGGCGCGATCTCCGAGAAGCAGAATCTCACCGAATACGACCAACTGCCTGAGTTGCAGAATTTCTTGTCCGAGACCGGTTTGGGGGTCGAGGGTGGCCGATGTGTCGGTCGCCGGGCAAACATGATCGGCTGGCTCGAACAGTTGCGCGAGTGCGACCGTTGGTTTGACGCGGCGGGTGCCCAGTTGAACCTGTACTCGATCTTCGACGCGATTTACGCGATGTCCCGCACGCGGGCTGGTATCGGATCGTCCGCTGCAAAGCGGTTCGATGTGTTCACCGATGGCACGACCAAGGCGGCGATTGAACAGGCGTTCATCGGCTACTACGGCGTGAAATTCGGTGGCAAGGACGTGTACCAGATGACCCAGTGGATGAAGTCGGGTGCCAACGAGGATTTGGGCATGGTCTTCCAATCGTTCCTGCTCGATGGCAAGAACGACGGCGTTGTATTGAACGTCATCAGCGATTGGGCGTTCGACGACACCCTTTCCGACTTCGCCGCGATGTCCCTCGACGGCGCGGGCCGCACCCTGATGTTCTTGGATATGACCGGCATTTATTTGCAGATCATCGAATCCGGCAAGCAGGTCAACCATACGGGCGATCTGAAGGCGCTGGCCGCAGTGGATGCCAGCTACCGGTGCGTGATCGAGACCTACACGATGGATACCGCCATCAACTGGGTGAAGCTGACGGCGGTGGTCGAGTGCCCGGCGGCGAGCCTGATCATCGACAACTTCAGCAGCGCGGTTCCGAAGTTCTTGGCGGCTGACAAGTCTGGTCGCCCGAACTACGTTCCGGGCAACACGATCACCCCATACGCCGTGTAATTTTGGTGCGGTTGATGTGTTAAAATTGGACGGCGGTCATTTTGGCCGTCGTCCTTTTTGTTTGATTTAGGAAAACAATGGGATAGGATAAAACTCATGGCCACCGAGTATTTCAAAAAGATCAACCTCCAGAACACGATCAATGACGCCGCCGGTCTGGTGGCATTCGATTCAACGGGCGACGGCAACGGGGTTATCGCGCTGGATACCGAAAAGGATGCTCCACGGATTACCACCCTTGGAGGATACGCCGATAGCCGGACGCTGGGGGTGGTGCGTATCTCGAAGGAGATATACGATGCCCTGCTCAAAAAAAAAGACTCTCTGAAATCGCGGCGGCAGTCCAACCCAAACGGATTGAGAGCCGCCCAGCAGCCCAATCCGTTCACAAAAAGCCCCAGCCCTGCGGTGCCTGCGGTCGGCACTAAAAAGGAACCGGATTTGACGCCGGAGCGCCCGCCGAATTTTGAACAGTTCAGAAGTCGTACCCGTAAGATGGTGGCTGAACAAAAGGCGCAATGAATTTCCTCCAACTCAAGACCGAGAGCCGCCAAATTTTATGGCCCGATTTGGAGTCGGAAAATCTTGTCTCATCCCATGACCGTTTTTTCAATGATGCGCTCTGGGATTTGAACACGAATGTCGAATGTTTCCGCTTCAACCAAACGGAAATCTACCCTCACTGTTCCACTTTCTTCAACTGCGGGATGACGGTCATCCCTGCTCCACGTGGAACAATTCTGAAAGTGTACGCCATTGGGACGCAGGTATCAACTTCTGCAACGGCCACTCCGACCGACGCAGCCACGGCTTCTATCGGGACAATTGTTGGACAAATCGTGCTCCAACAGGCGATGTTGAATCCCCCGCAGACAAATTTATCAGTGTGCTCAATCACGTCTGATGGGTCGTATGCGATTGCCGTGGATCAGCAGTATATTGTGCCCCCTGAATACGCCACCCCGAACTCTCCGCAGTATCTGAATGCCACCATCAACTACACAGACATCGACGGAGTGGCACAGACGATCCAGCCCGCACCGACAGCGCATCTTGACGGCGTGAAGCAGGCTGGGGTTCTCACCGTTCAGGTCAAGGGCGGCACGCTTATCACCTGTTCGCTGGTGCCATTTAATACCCCGAAAACCGACGGGGGTTTTACCATCAACGTCGTGGTCAAGCAGGTGGCCGCAGGTAATGCCACTGGCTCAAGCGAGTCCACGGACAGCGACTGGTGTTCCAAGGTGTTCTACGATCAGGTTGATTACTGTCATATTGAGGAATACGTCCGGCTGTCCAAAAAATGCGGGACGCCAAACGCGCTGTTCTCGACCGCGCTGACGCAGGGCTTATTCGGCTGCGGCTGGCGCACCAAACGGAGGTTTCCGTGTCCAACCGATGAGGGATTGGAGAGCCTTCCGAAGCTGCCTCAGGGGTTCCGATACCCACAGTCGTCCACCGATGTCGGAGGTCGCTCTCGCGGTGGTGTCTGGGCTATCTACCGGGGGCGCATCTACGTCGCGCCGTGGATCGAATCAACAGAGACCCTGATCGTCGAATGGAATGGGATCAAAAATCAGTGGTCGGATGCTGATGAGGTCGAGGATAGTGCCAAGTTTCGGCAGGCTGTTCGCAATTACGTCAACTGGCAGCACTTTCTTAACTTCGAGGAGAACCAGCAGAAGATGATTGACCTGAAGACCTCCTACGATTCCG